AAATGAATCCAGAACTCATCATTGCTGCAATGCTGAATACTCAAGGAATCAGCGCATTGGTTGGCACTCGTCGAGCAATGACGCAGCTTCCACAGAATACTGCCTTTCCGGCCCTTGTTTATACAGTCATTGACGATATTCCGTTGCCAAATCTGCGCTTAAACGTAGCGCCACAACGAGCCCAAGCTAGGGTTCAAATAAACCCTCTGGCTAAAACAATTGCAGAGGTGAAGGCAATCCATGAACAAGTTCGCTTGGCGATGGATTTCAAGCTTCAACAAACATTTGCAGGTAAGACTGTTATCAGTAGTCGTTTAGACATTTTTGGAACTCCCGAAAAAGACTTGGACACTGGTATCTGGACTCAATCTGCTGATTATTTAGTGTCTTATTACGAATAGTGAGACATAACAAAGTTTCAAGTATCAGCTTGAAAATTCTGCCCGCATCCCTGCGGGCTTTTTTTTGCAACCGTGAGGATTAAATTATGACTGTACGCACATCCGCAGGGACGACACTCCGAGTCACTGCTTCAGCACCCGCTTCCTTTAACAGCGCAGGGTACACAACTCTGTTCTCCACATCTCCCGTCCCCGCACTCGTTGGTGAAGTCACCGACTTGGGTGAGTTTGGTCGTGAGTATGCTTTGGTCACGCATATGCCAGTTGGCAATCGCGGAACTCAGAAATTCAAAGGCTCATTCAACGAAGGCACGATCACGTTGTCTTTGGGCTTGGATACCGATGACGCTGGTCAAATTATTATGAAAGCTGCAAGCATTTCTGATAACGACTACTCGTTCATGGTGACTACACAGAATGGCGACAAATACTTTTTCAGGGCGCAAATCATGTCTTGGAAAGTAGGCGTTGGCTCTGTTGATTCAATCACTACTGCGACTGCGACATTGGAGATCACAACCAATGCAGCCGGAGTTGGCATTGTTGAGTCACTTGCAGCCTAAAGAATTGCCGTAAATGGCAACACGTGCACCTACTCGGATCAGTTCGCATCCTTCGCGGGGTGCGGCTGATTTGAGCAAGGGCAAAACTTCTCCCCGCGATAGGATCATAAAAATGTTTGATATATCAAATTTAGCTGTGAAAGAAACAGCAATCGTTGAACTTGAGTCAGTAGATGGTGAGGCATTACTTGATGCCAATGGCGGCCAATTAAGCATCACTGTTTATGGCCCCGGAAGCAAGGCATTCCAGAAAGCTCAAAGTATCCGTAACCGTGCCATTCTTGAATATGTCAAGAAAGGCGGTAAGAAGATGAAGGAAGGCGAGCAGCGTGAGCTTGATGCTGAGTTCTTGTCAGCTTGCACAGTCAGCTTCAATGGCTTTGGCTACAAAGAGTTCACTGGCATTGAAATGTTCAAAGCTGCTTATCTTGATTCCGCAATCGGATTTATTACTGAGCAAGTGAATAAAGCTGTCGGTGATTGGGCAAATTTTACTCCGGCATCATCGAAGACCTAATTCTTTATGCACGCCAACTGGCTTGGTTTAGATCAGTTCCAGTTGTCAAGCAAGAGAAATCGGTTGCATCGGCCGATAAGCAAATAGAGCTATCACGCGCTGAAAAGATTCAAAAAAATGGCGGCAAGCCTTTGATGCCTGATGTTGGTGATGCTCAATACTTGATAACTTATTGGCAAGATTTGGGCATGGTGGAGATGGGCGCAATGGGGCCAGTTCCATTGTCTGCCCGGGAAATCAACTCTTGGCAAGACTGCACAGGCGTTGACCTAGAGGCATGGGAGTTTAGAGCGATCAAGCAGATGTCCCAAAGCTATCTGATGCAAGCTAAAGAGAGTGAAAAGCCTGAATGTGACCCCCCTTTTGGTGATCCAGTGAATGAATTTGACAGGACTATTGTGAGCAAAAAAATCAGCAACGCATTTAAAGCGTTGATTACGGCTAAAAGGTAAGCAATGGCAACAACGGTTGGGCAACTAACTATTGAGATGGCGGCAAATATTGTTCGCCTTCAGCATGACATGGACAACGCGAAGAAGACAGTGTCTTCTGCAATGACCTCGATTGAAAGGGCAGCAGACAAAGCTGCCAATACGTTGAGTTTAATTGGCGTTAGTTTGTCTGGTGCAGCCATTGGTATGTTTATTAAAAATGCTATTGATGCGGCAGACAAATTAGATGATTTGTCAAAAAAGACTGGACTATCAGCCGAATCTCTATCATCTCTGGCTTTTGCATTCAAGATGAGTAATGTAGAAGTTGAGTCAATGCAAAAAGCTTTGACTAAACTTTCTAAAAATGCCATTGACAATGAAGATGCGTTTACTGCTCTGGGTATATCTGTCAAAAAAGCTGATGGCACTTACAAAGCAGCAGACGTGATCTTTAAAGAAGTTGCTACGTTTTTTGCAAAGATGCCCGATGGTGTTTTAAAAACCAAGCTGTCTCTTGAGCTATTTGACAAGGCTGGAGCCGACTTAATCCCAATATTAAATGGTGGCGCTTTAGGCATTGAAGAAATGACCAAACGCGCTGAAGAGCTTGGGTTGGTTATTTCAACTGATGCAACAAAGGCATCAGAAGAATTCAAAGACCAGTTAGACACGCTCAATCAGCAGATGATTGCAACCACTGTAAATGGTTTAACGCCATTTATCAAATCAGCCTCTAACCTCATTGAGAGTCTGATGAAGTTGCCAAAGCTGCTTGAAGACAATAAAACCGCTTTGATGCTTTGGTCTGCAATTATTTTGGCTCCTGCTATTGTTGTTGGCATTCCCGCATTGGTTGCAGGACTCGGTGCTTTGGCGCTTGGAGTTATTGCGATTGGTGCAGCTTTTGCGGCTAACCCGGTCGCGTTAATTTTGCTTACATTGACAGCAGCGGCAATCCCTGCCATCAAAGCGATCAACGATTATGTGGTGGCTAACAAAGAAGCTGATAAAGCTAATGCCGCACTTAACCAAAGTACTGCAGAGACAGCAAGACTTCTCCAGTTAAATAAAACAGTAGCCGAAGGAAATAATAAAGCGACTGATGAATCCACACTGAAAATGGCAGAGGCTGCCATTAAAGCAAAAGAGCGAGCCGCAGAAGAAAAGAAACTCAACGAAGAGTTGTTGAAACAGGCAGAAGCATATCGCAAACTAATTTCCAGCATTGATGAAAAAATAGCTTTAAATAAAGCTGAGTTAAGTTCAACTGACAAATTGACCGAGTCACAGAAGTTAGAAATTAAATACAGAAATGAAATAAATTCTGGAATTTTGAAGCTTACTAAAACACAGCAAGATGCTTTGTTCGTAAAAATTGCAGAAATGCGTGAAACCGAAAAAAGTCTTGATTTGCAAAAAGAAGCAATTGCATTAGCAAAGCTCGAAAAAGAAATACTTGAAGAATCAGCTAAATCAAATTACGCAGTTTATGAAGCAATTACCAAGAAGAACAAATCCATTCAAGACGAAGTAGATAAGCAAAAAGAAGCTAATAGCCTGATTTTGCTGGGTGCTGATGCTGTTGAGAAATTAGTCATTCTAAAGCTTCGCGATCATGCAACAACAGCCGATCAAAACGCTGAACTTGCAGAGCTTGCCTATTTAAGTGATGGTGTTGTCAACGGCTACAAAGATCAAGCCAAAGCATTGAGAGATTTAGCTGATGCCAAAGAAAAAGGCATTGGCCTTAAGGCAGCTAAAGAAGCACAAGAAGCTTGGGATAAAGCTGCATCATCTATTACTGAAGGATTGACTGATGCATTGATGCGCGGGTTTGAATCTGGCAAAGGATTCGTGGACAACATCTTGAGCTTCATCAAAAACAAGTTCAAGTCAACGGTCGCGGAGTTCATCATTCGCCCAATCATGTCCCCAATGGGCAATATGTTTGCATCAATGATGCCGACAGCGGCGGGGGTTGCAAGTGGTGGCGGTGGAATGTTTGGATCTATTCTTGGCGGTGCAAGCCAGATGGGTACTTTGTTCGGAACTGGCGCAAGCGCGACAATGGGTGGTGCAGGATTTATGGACATGATGGGTGCGTCATCCGCCATGATGGGTAATGGAAGCATGATGGGTGGTTTGGCTATGGGAGCGGGGGCAGTCATGCCCTATGTCCTCGCGGCGGCGGCGCTTGTCTCTCTAGTGAAGTCCCTTGATGATTCAGGAACACTGCACGCGGGTGGCACAGCGACAGCATCAGCAACAGGAGCGACAGCAACAACAGGTTCGGAACTTAACTTTGTTGTTGAAACAAATAAACAAATGCAATCCAGCATTGTGACAATGGCTGGAAGTATATCCAGCACATTGAACGGATTGCAAAGAGCATTTGGAAAGGCTGAAGAAGTAGTTGTTGGTCTTGGCTTTGCAGATGACTCAAGTTCAGATGGTGCTTGGGGTGCATTGAAGATTCTTGCAAGCGGTAAGACTTTGGTTGATTGGGCCAGTGGTGTCGATAGATGGCCGGGGTTTGAGTTCTCAGATGGTGAGTCAGGACTTGCAGAATTCACAGCAAAGATCGCTACAGATGTGAAGGGCATGATCTCTGAACTTGGGTTGCCTGATTGGGCTTTGGCCATCACAAACAATCTGCAAGAAGGCGCCACTCTTGAGGAGGTTTTGAATGCTTTGAATCAAGTTGCCATGATCAAGACTCAACTTGTGGAAGCTGGAAATGCTTTGACATTGATGGGCGGTCCGTTGGCAGGATTAGCACTGGCGGGTGACTCGGCAGTCTTGGCAGTGTCAGAACTGGTTGGTGGCATTGATCAGTTGGTAATTAAAGCTCAAGGCTTTATGTCTAATTACTACACAGAAAATGAGCAAGCGGGTGTCCTGGCTGCAAGCCTTACACAATCACTCGAGAGGGCAGGCTTTAGCCAAGCCCAGATCGCGGCATTGCAGACCCGCGCTGACTTCAGGGCATTGCTTGAAAGCATTGATATCAACACCAATCAAGGTGCTGAACAATTTGCGGCTTTGCTTACTGTTCAGCAACAGTTTGCAGATTTGCAAGGTTACTTGGAAGCTCAAGGAATTACCTTGCAAGAGCTTGCAAAATCAGCACCTCAAGTTGCCATCTTGACAGCTATCCAAGCGACCGCTGTTGACAGCGCGGCAACAGCTTTGGAAGTGGCAACGGCATCTGCCACTTCATTGACAAGCATTGATACCGGCGTTTCAACAATGACAGGTGCAATTGCAAGTCTTGATTCAACGATGTCAACTGGTCTGAGTGCTATTGCAGGGGCTACAACATCCGCAATCTCCATTGCTGATCAAGCTATTGCGTCGGCCAATGCCAGCGCGGCCATTGCTGTTGCGGCTGCAAGAGCCGGCAGCGGTATTAAGGACTCAACATTAGGAATCTCAGCTTATGCCTCTGGCGGCTCTTACGGCGGCGGCATGGCTTTGGTTGGAGAGAAAGGCCCAGAGTTGATTGACTTCAACAATGGCGGCCAGGTCTATAGCGCAAGTCAGACAGCCAACATGATTGGCGGTGAAGTTGCCGTTGAGATTCGTGCCTTGCGCGAAGAGGTTTCATTGCTTCGTTATGAGGCTAGATCAACCGCAATTAACACAAGCAAGATCGCCAAGCTGCAAGACAACTGGGATGTTCGTGGTCTTACTGTTAAAACAGACATTGATCAGCCTTTGGATACGGTGGCAGTATGAAAGTTATTAAGCCTGTCACAGTCACAGATGCAATGATCCTTGCATCAAATGCAGTTGAGGCATTCGCGGCATGGAGTTCTGCTACAACGTATTCCATAAATCAGAAAGTTGATTACGGCTCTAACTATTACAACAGTTTAGTTAACTCAAATCTGAATAATATTCCAGATGTAGTTGGATCAACTTTTTGGGCGTTGATTGGTCCTGATAACAAGCACGCGATGTTTGACGGTCAGGTCAGCACAGAGTCAACAAAAGCAACTTCTCCTTTGACTGTCACAGTCGCTTGCGGCATTGTCAACAGCGTTGGATTGATCGGGCTTACTGGTTCATCAGTCACTATCAGTGTCACAGACGCTGGTGCGAGTCCTCCAGTTTACTCAAGGACTGTTGCTTTAGATGGAACAATCATCACCGATTGGTATATGTATTTTTTCGAGCCATTTGTGCAGCTTGGTGAGGTTGTGCTGACAGATTTACCGCCTTATCTAAACGGCAGAATCACAATGACATTATCGGGCGGCGGTGCAGTATCAATTGGTGAACTAATTGTTGGCACAGTCTATTCGCTTGGAGATGATTCACTTGACCAGGGTGCTACTGTTGGCATTATTGACTACAGCCGAAAAGACACTGACGTTGACACTGGCGTAACAACATTCACACGCAGAGCATTTTCTAAAAGAATGTCAGGACAGTTTCTGATTGATAACGCTGATATGAATGGTATTCAACGAATACTTGCCGACATTCGCGCAGTGCCAAGTGTCTTCATTGGTTCAGAAGAAACAACTTACGCGCCTCTTGTTGTCTATGGTTTTTATCGTGATTTCAGCATTGACATTGCTTATCCAACAAAGAGTTGGTGCAGGGTTGAAGTTGAAGGTTTGATCTAAAAGGAAAATTTAAATGCCAATTACCGCACTACCAACGCCTCCGAGTAGGAACGATCCAACAAACTTTGCAACTCGCGCTGATGCGTTCATGGCGGCACTCCCTGCATTTGCAACAGAGACAAATGCAACCGCAGTTGAAGTTGATAATGATCGAATTGCTTCAGCCGCGAGTGCTACCAATGCACAGACTCAAGTCGGATTAGCGGCGGCTCAAGTAGGTCTAGCCACAACGCAAGTTGGATTAGCAAGCGCACAAAGAGTTCTTGCTGAGACTGCCGCTAGTGCCGCATCTGCTACAGCCAATGTCACGCAATGGGTAAGCGGTACAACTTATGCACTAGGCGTGAATGTATGGAGTCCGATCAATGCTCAAACTTATCGCAGAATAATTGCGGGTGCAGGAACAACTGACCCATCTGCTGACTCAACTAATTGGACAAAGATTAGTGAGAGCTTAGTTATTGCATCTCAAGCTGAGATGGAAGCCGGAACACAAACTGCCTTGCGTTCAATGTCACCATTGAGAGTGAAGCAAGCTATCTCTGCAAATCTTTCTAGTGCAGTTCCCTTCACGGCAACAGGTTCTATTGCAAGTGCAGGAAAAGTAGTTGCCCTAAATTCTGATGGAACAGTTAGCTCAATTGCAGGGCAAGCTGAGGCTCTGAGTGCAAATACAGGCTATACAGCAACATACGTTGGTGAAAATAAAGCTGTTGGCTACGACACTACTAACTCTAAGATTTTAATGGCTTACAGGAACAACTTTGCTCAGATGTATGTGATTGCAGGAAGTCTTAGCGGTACAACTATTACTTGGGGAACTCCTGTACTGATTACTACCACTGATCCTAGTTCTATGAGTGTTCAGTACGCTCCAAATAGCGGTGTGTTTTTTGTTTTGTTTAGTTTGGGAACCAGTTTAAATTATTTATCTGTAACTGTCAGTGGCACAACTGCATCAGTTTCTGGAACAACTCTGTACAAAAATGTTTCTAGTCGCTCTGATTGGCAAAAATTATTGTTTAACCCAAACACAAATTCAATGATTGTTGTGCATCAAGAATATGCGGGTGCTGGTTATTATCAATATGCAACAGCTTGTACTGTTTCTGGAAGCTCACTCTCTAGAGGAACTGAGCAAGTGGTTGGTCAAAGTTATGGCGAATGTAATATCACAAGCGTTGGTAGTAATCGTTTTATCATGTGCTATCAAAATACATCTGGTCAATCAGTCTATGCAATTTTTGTAAACTCAAGTGGAAATACATCAAGTATTGCCCAAATCGGTGTAACTGCAATTAGTTCAGCGTCATCTGCTTGTGCTGTTTATGATACTTTCAACAATATTGTATTGGTTGTTAGTGCCTATGGTCAAAGAGTTGTATATAGGCAAGTAACAGCTATTTCTGATACAGCAATAACTCTAGGCAGTGAAGTTATTATGACAAGCCTTAATGCGACAGACTCTACTTTGTCTGTATCCACAAGTAAGCAAGGGCAACGGCCTGTTGATTATGATTCATTAAACAGAAAAATTACTATTATGTATAGGGCGGGAGGCGGTACATATCCTGCGGGTGGATATGTTGTTACTGCGGCTTGGACAGCAGGTGTTTTAGTACCTCGTGCTAAAGTTCAAGTGACATCTGTAGCAAATGATTTTTCCTACTCAGCCAATGATTTAATTTACACAGGAGATAGCAATAATAAATTTATTGTTTCTTACGTAAATGAATCTGGGTATACACCAATTATGAAATTATTTACTAACGAAGCATCTACAAACATAAACGCAATAGGTATTGCACAAAGTTCTGCAACCAATGGGCAAACAGTTCAAGTGAAATTGCCATATCAATTAGACACAAACCAAACTGGTTTGACCGCAGGATCAACATATTATGTTGGCAGTGATGGTACGTTGACTACTAGCGCAGGAACATCTAATTTTCTGTTTGGTAAGGCAACATCTGCAACAAGTCTCTTAATTACTAAGTGGGGTCAGTGATGCAAATAATCCTTGAAAAAAATACCAATAAAGCAATTTTAATTTTTGAAGATCATGTCAATTTAGAATTGATTGAATCAGGCTTGTACGCTGACAGAAATGGTTTTCTCCATATATCCTCAAATACTCACGAAATAGTAATTGGTAACGCACCTGATCTATGGGCTTCTAATGGCTCTTTGAAATATGTTGATAGTGATTGGGTTATTGATGACGCTGAAAAATATCAAGAAGCAGTGACTGAGAATACTAATTTGCAAGCAATAAAAGTTAGAAAAGATAGAAGCATTAAATTATCAGAATCTGATTGGACACAAGTAGCTGATGCCAAAGTCAATAAGACAGCATGGGCAACTTATCGACAAGCCCTGCGAGACATTCCTTCACAAGCGGGATTCCCTTGGGATATTACTTGCCCTACCGCGCCTTAAAGCCATGCAAGAAGTTGATTAAAAATAATCCCCAACAAAACCATCCGCTTAGGCGGTTTTTTTACTTCTGAAATTTATGGAACAAGAAACAAAACTCGCGGTGCATGAAGCAATTTGTGCCGAACGCTACAGCCGAATTCAAGACAGTTTGAAAGCTGGCGATAAGCGCATGACGAAGATTGAGTATCTTTTGTATTTAGTGATGTTGTGTGTTTTGTTTGGCCCCGGTGTTGCTGCTGAGTTTGTTGGAAAGCTTCTGGGTCTGTAGCAATGGACGATTGGGTTGATGCGTTAATCGTGGCAGCCTTTGTCATCATCTTTTTGGTTTGGGGCGCATTTACCATTTTGTGGATATGGCAATGACAAATGCGCTTGCTCATTCTGTTGCTTTTATTTGGGCTAGTCGGGGCCGTTGCCAAGAACGGTTGCCACGTTCGCGAGTTCTACAGCATTGCTTGGACGATCCACAACCCGTCCGAGCGCCATCAACAGATGTCGATGTGGCTGACAAACAATGTCCGGTTTTGCCGCAGTCAAGATTTAACAGTCATTTGGAACAACCTGTCCGAGTGGGCTGGCTCGGCAGACTCGGCAGAACTTAGAGCCAAAGTTGTTCACGGATACAAAGATGCACTTGAGCGAGAGAAGAAATGAGAGTCAGCTACGACAAGTGGTATCCAGTAGTCCAGCCAACGGCTTCTACGCAGCAAGATGTATTTTTAAAGCGGGTGGAAAAGCTAGACGCTGAACGGGCAAATCAGGTGCAGGTGGATATGCAAGTCAAAAAGTTCCACCAG